AATTCTTTTATACGGCTTTTGTCCATCGCATCAGTCTCCATGATCTGACCAATGGTAGTCAGCTTCGTCTATGTAATCACGAACAAGATCAAACATATAATCAATGTTGACCCAGCTAGTGATGTCAACTCCGTGCGATTTAACTGAAACAATTTCAACTAAGTTTTCCTCGTCACCATGATGTACAAACTCAATCAAAACATCCGTTGTCATCCAAGGGCAGTCAAGCTCTGCTTCCATGACTTGATTGCCATACATACTAGCTGTTTTCATAATCTTGAGCCTCCTCTTTTGCAATAAGACTAGCTAACACAGAAATTATAGAGGTGTGCCCAGATGCAAAGCCCTTCATAAACATAGTTAGGCTATCATCTTCACCACAAATTTTCTTATAACGTCTATAAGATCTGAGATGTTCTGCCTTTTGATCGCGGAAAAACTGCCTCCAGAATTTAAGATCTTCTAACCTATTCATTCCTAAACCCTCCTAAAATAAAAACAACGCATAGCTACTACATTTCTTTAGCTCACCATTCAATCCAATATAGATTGGCAACGAGCTACCCATATCAATCTTCATTTCTTTTTTATTCTTAGCGACCAGATACTCAATGCCTTCATCGGCTTTGAAATCTTTTAGTCTTTTAACGTGTCGCCAAATAACCATATCGCCGTTGTTGTTTTTGTAAGGAGTTACATAATACATATTACTTTCTCCAAATAAAAAGCGCCCCGAAGGGCGCGTTAATTTAATAATATCCTTCACGAACTTTGTGAAGGATATTAAAGATCTCTGACTCAGTGAAGCGAAGCTCTTTTAAAGCTCCAGCCAAGCCACTGTAATCAGGATGAGGCTTGAAATAAATATAAAACTGAACAAGAGATTCAACATCAACATTATCAGGCCGCGATACGGAATACATCGGAATTACATACCTTCCGAACGATTTCTGAACGCTTCTGATTAACCGAAGCAATGTTGAGTTGAGACTTTTTAGTAGGTGCTGGAGCATGAGTAGACCAATCCGTTAGTGTATTGTAAACAGCCCATTGAGTCTTGCCCATCTTCTGAGAGTACTGACTCCAAGCCTTGGCAAGATATGTCAGCGCACTATTCAGTCGAGGGAGCTTGTCAAATACTGCTGACCAAGATACACCGCTCTCGTGAACTGCGGCCTGAACTAGATCAAGACAGCCAGCGGCCTCTGCAAAAGTATACATGGCCTGCTTCTCAGTAACCGGCGTCTTGTACATAGTCTGCCACAAGTCACGTTCTTTTTCAAACACCTCAAGAGATTTGACAATAGCGCGAGAGGCTTGTTTGATGTCCAAGTTTTTAGTGTGTCGAGCCTTGAACAAACCAGCCTCGCCGGTAATAAATACTTGACCGTTGAAGCAAGCAGATTGATGAGCGCCTGCTGACATAATAAAAGCAAACGTACTATTGAGGGAGGTCACGCCCAACAAAGTAAGAGTGGCGTTGTCGCCGTCAGGAGTAAGATAACTATGCTCTGGCAAACGATACTTTACAAATGTCGCCGCACCGTTGTGACTGCACTCAATCTTTTCAATAATACCGTCAGTTCTCAAACCACTACGCATAATGATTGCACGTTGAGCGTCAATTAATTCGCGGGGTGCAACAGGTTTGTAGTTTTTACCATGAACACCAAGCTCGTCCATAGTATCTGTACGAACAACAGCAACTTTTGATGACTCATACCATTGATTGGTGTCATCATTGAAGTAAAGCATTGGGCGGGTTGCAACAGGAAAATCAGCAACGCCATAACCTTTACCAGCAAAAGGATCTGCTGGACGATGAGTACCAAAGATAGAAATTACATCTGACATAATATGTCTCCAGTTAGTTTAAAGGTTCACCGCATTTTGAAGATAGCTATAATGTACTTGGGATACATGAAAGCCATCCTCAAATCTTTTAGACTTGGTAGCAAGAGTATTACACCAAGTATTCCATAACTTTTCTGTACCAATGTCGTGACATATAGAAATATAATTCATAACACGACGATTCTTTATAGCTTTTGACTTTAAAGATTTAGATAATTTTAAATCTTTCATTGGGATATTGTACATCCGAATGTTGTGGATGTCAATACAACCGACAAGCCCCGCTGTTAGCTGACAAACAAAGCCAGCCTTTGCCATACCTAACCCATCAATTTGCAAAAATACATTCATTAATGATAGCGCCCTATCATCATCAGATTTATTTGAGTTAAGCACCGCAAGATACTGAGAATAAATAAATTCTTTGCGAGACATGAGTGACTTATATGTTTTGGCTTTGTTGCCCCATATAAATCTGGAGTCGATGCCGTTTAGTTTTACATCTTTAAGCTGGTCGCCAACCGCAAACCACGGCTGTTGTATACTCAATACAACCATCAACACAACATCAGCAAGGTTGTCGCTTGACAATCTAGAATAATTTTGCACGGCTTTGGCATGAGTGTCATACATCATTCAGTTCCTCAATAGAATCAAAGAAAGAATCATCTGGGTAAATACCATGCGTCAAAAAATCAAGTTGGGTTTGAGTAAGATTTGGCATGGCCTCTGCCGCCGTCATTCTATTTTTCTGCCAGTTATCTAATTGTTCGGCGGTGACCGGCAGATCAACACTGTGTAATTTATTCATGTACGTCATACGAAATTTCATCTCGGCCTCCGTCACGGTGGTGGGCTTCTTAAGTCTTTAAAACCCTTTACCCTGTAAAGGGGTTTTAAAGACGTAGAAGCCCACGTTAATTTAATTCTCTTATTTCAGGGGTGAGATCCCATGTTGTATCCCATAAATTATTATATATCAATAGATCTTTTACACCTTTCCAAATACTTTCTTTATCACCATACTTACTATCAAAACTTATTCGTCGTTCAACAGACGCACAATTTAAAGTAATATACTCATAACTTTTATTTCCGAACCGAACACAAAACATATTCTCGTCGCCACCATAATTATTTTCGTGACGATATACATCTAAGTTATTAACAGCAAATAAAAAATTATTTATACCGTGATTACAATGATCTTCATATAACATAAGAATCTCCTTATAGATTCTATAAGCTATCGGGAAGGGCGTGACGCTTCCAAGTACGCCCCACATATTTGGTGGTTATGATAGTCTCAGTTTCCCAGCCAGATACAATATCGGCAAGGTCTAGTACCTCATCATCTGTAAGGTAACCAAGAACATCATCAGTCACGGGCGTGTCATAGCATATGTCACCAGTAGGCCCAATCAAAGCTACTTCCCACAGACCCTCATCGCCCCCATAACTGTGACAAGTTATATTCGGCTCATGATTTATAATGTGATTATCCCAATCAACATCAATAAATTTTCGAGATGGATTGAGTATTGCTGAGAGCGTCCAGCCATTGTCGCAGACATATAATTTTTTTATGCCTGAATCGGTATTGAAAACCTGAAGGCTAAATTTATCCATTTGAATCTCCTTATAGATTCTATAACGCCAGAATAACCCCAGCGATAATGATGACAATGTAACAGCTTGCAACAATAAGCAAGCGGCTCTCACGGTACTGCGCCTCTGCACGAGTCATAATTTTTCTCCACAAAAAAAGGGGCCGAAGCCCCCGAAGTTCCCCCACAAATTAACGAAGTTTCAACAGACACATATCGCCTTTCTCGTTGATCTTGTAAAAACTATAACGTCCTCTAAGATAAGTTGAAGCCGCTTGCTGAGTCTTGGCTTGATCTACTTTTGGAACAATAAACCATTCCATTGATCGCATCTTTTCAAACCGCTCTCTCCAATTAGATTGCCGACCACGAAAGTTTAATGGCTGTGGAGCAGTCCCACTGTTTACAGTGTGATAAGTTACACCAAAAGCTGAGTTAGTTTCAGAATCTAGAAAACGCATAATATATCTCCAAGAAAAGTTTAGGGTGAGTGGTTGACTTGTAAACTATATACACACCTTGTGGTGTCGAGTTTACCATTTTTAAGCATAGCGCCAACCAAACTATGCCCACCCAAGACGGGCTAAACTGATTTATCTTTGTGCTTTTGGCCTCTAACTTTCTTTGAGGCTTTCTTGCGGTCTTTAAATACTTTAGCTTTGTTGAACTTGTTAGCGTTCTTTGCTACAAAATTATCTTTCATATTAAAGACCTCAAAAAAACCCCGCCGAAGCGGGGCTATAAAGATTACTTACGAATAGTAATCAGCTTTTTAAACTGAGCCGGGACTCGCTTGGCTTTGAAGAACTTTTGAGCCTCGCCATGAGTCATTTGAATATCCTGCTCGTTATAAAACTTGTACAAAATAGCTTTGAACATACGAGTCGCCATGTATGTTTTTGTCTTGTCACCTTTGGTGTGCAACTGAGCAAAGTGATATGCAACACCGTTAAACTGACGGTAAGAAGCAGGCTTGTTGGGGTCGAGCGTTGAGTAATCAAATTGAGACATAAGCACCTCCAAGTGCAATGAAGTTTAGGGTGGATGAGAACCGGCTGGCAGTCCTCTAAGGGCTTCTAAGTTTTAAAACCCTCACAAGTGAGGGGTTTTAAAACTAAGAATCCCTAAGCGTCGAGGTCGGTCAATAAATTTTCAAGCGTCTGAGAAATTAAATCTAGTCGGTTGCGCTCAAGTATTTGATCGCCTCGTAAATTTATTTCGTCCAGATAGGCTAAAGCTTTTTCAATTTCAGTAATAATTTGAGCTTCCATTTAAATATCCTCGTCATCACCACAACAATTTTTAAGTTCAAGTAATTTTTCCATTGCTACATACAACAGATGTTGATCGCCATCATCTATTAAATTATCAACAACTTGGTCGATGTTTCTCAACGCTATGTCAAGACGTTGTACAATAAAGTTTATAACTTCTTGCTGTGTCATCTCGTCAGCCATCGTCGCCTCCTTTAAGACCTTCTAAAGTTTTAAAACCCTTTACCCTGTAAAGGGGTTTTAAAACTTAGAAGGTCTAAAGCCTCAATCGGTTAATTAATTTTCAGCGTAATGTTCTTTAATTACCATAATTAAACGCCAACTAAGTTCTGGCATATCCATAATAGATTTGTTAAGTATTTGTTCTGCTAATAAAATATCTGTAAAAACACTATCACGATTCCAACTTCTATCTTCAATTGTAAAATATTCTACAACAAATTCCATACAAAACTCCTTTAGAGTTAAGGGTTTATAGATAAAAAAAACCCCAGCAAAGCTGGGGTCTTTGAAGACTTTGAAGCTCTCTTAAGAGAGCTTCTTAGCGATGAAGGCGACAGCGGCCTGAAGATCAGCCATCTGAGCCTTCAGAGCTTCTAGCTCTGAAGTCTCGTCGGAAGCCTTCGGCTTCGGTGAAGCCTTCGTAGAAGGCTTTGAAGACTTCTTTGAAGTCTTGGGAGAAGCCTTCGTAGAAGGCTTTGGAGACTCCTTTGGAGTCTCAAGCATATCTGCAAAGTTCTTAGGAACTTTGCGGCAGGCAAAGAACTTCTGGATTTCGCCGTGAGTAATTTTCTTGCCAGATTCCTCTTGGAATCTGTACAGCACCGCAGTGTATTTCTTGGTCAGAACCCACGAATCCTTTGGATTCGTCAGCTTCGCAAAGCGATTTGCAATCGCTGAGATCTGGCGGGGTGAAGCCTCTTTAGAGGCTGGGATTTTGCTGAAGTCTGGCTTCGCCATAGTCAATTCTCCGAATTGTGAGTTTGTGTTGCCCCAAGCCTTCGGCTTGAAGCGGTTTCGGAGGGCCTTTAAGTACTTCATAAACTTTAAAACCCTCACTACCGTGAGGGGTTTTAAAGTTTTGAAGTACTAAGCGATTTGGCAAGTCTAAAAATCCTAAGGGATTTTTCACAGGCGCGTGTGAAATCTAAAAAAATCTTTGATTTTTATAGATTTTTTAAAAATCTTTAAAAATTCTTAAGAATTTTTAAAGATTTCTGAGTCTGGCAACCAGAGTCTCTAAAGATCTTAGAGATCTTTAGAGACTCTGGTGGTGGATTGTAGAATATTTTAAAGTCTAAAAGACTTTAAAATATTCTAGTCTGCCTAGCCCTTCAAAGCTTTGAAGGGCTAGGCAGGTGACCACCCCCTACCCCACCTATATATACTCAATGTTATACATTTCCAAAGATTTTGAATGTCAACCAGTTTGTCGCCCCACTCCAAAGGCTTTAAAGGGGGCCTGTGACTATATGTACCCGGTCGGCTACATAATCTATTATACACCTGAAAACTAATTTTGTCAAGACTTTTGCCAACTATTACCAAATAACAGTATAAATACTACTTGACAAAACCCGATATCACGTATATAATATATAGTTATGAATAAAGAATTAACTATAAAGCAACAATCGTTCTTGGATCACCTTGTATCTTGCAATGGTGATACAAAACGTGCGGCAGAATTAGCGGGGTACGCTGAAGGCTCATATACATCCGTGGTTAAAGCACTTAAAACAGAGATAATTGAACTAGCCGAGAATATATTAGCCCAGAATGCCCCCAAAGCTTCTCTAAAGCTCGTTGAGGTTATGGACAGTACAGACCCCATACCCCAAGCTAACGTCCGTCTACAGGCCGCTCAGACAATCCTAGACCGTGTTGGGCTTGCTAAGACAGACAAACTAGATGTAAACTTGCAAAACTCTAATGGCCTCTTTATACTACCAGCTAAACAAGAGGTAGTTATAGAGGCTCAATATGAAGAGGCGTAGTAGCAGTACCATTCCATTTGGCTATAAGCTGATGGAAGATGGTGAACATCTAGAAGAAGTTGAGGTAGAACTTAAAGCCCTCAACAAAATCGTGCCGCTAGTAAAAAATAAAGTTTTATCTTTACGTGAAGCGGCTACTTGGTTAGAGTATGATACAAATAGAACTATATCTCATACTGGTTTAAAAAAGATTGTAGACCGATATGAATGATTGGGAGACTAACCCTGATGCGTATATGCGAGACGACAACGGGGATTTTATACTCAAAAAGGATGGAACACCTCGTAAGAAAACTGGCAGACCCAAAGGTTCGTCAGGTCGAGGCTACAACTACCACTCCAAAACCAAGGCCCAAATTGAAGCAAGGAAAGTTGTACGAAAGAAAGAAAAACGGTTAGCGCAGGCTCGCACCAAACTTGAAAACTATAAACGGTCACTCAACACTTCTAAAAGTACTCTAAACAAATTAGAAGGAACTGAGGCAAAAGCCGAAGGAAAAATAACAACAACAAAAGTTGACGATTTGCCCAAGGCGTTGAGGACTGTCGCAGAAGAGAATGTCATCTTTAGGCCCAACGATGGCCCACAAACTGACTTTCTTGCCGCTTCTGAGACTGATGTTTTGTATGGTGGTGCGGCTGGTGGAGGCAAGAGCTACGCAATGCTTGTTGATCCATTGCGTTTTGCTCATCGGGGAGCGCATAGAGCTTTAATCCTGCGGCGTTCTATGCCAGAGTTACGCGAGCTAATAGATAAGTCTCGTGAACTCTACCCGAAAGCCTTTCCCGGTTGTAAGTACAAAGAAGTAGAGAAGCTCTGGAACTTTCCGTCTGGAGCTAAAATAGAATTTGGATTCTTGGAGAGAGATGCAGATGTTTATCGCTACCAAGGTCAAGCGTATAGTTGGATTGGGTTTGATGAGATTACGCACCAAGCTACAGAGTTTTCTTGGAACTACTTGGCTTCACGACTGCGTACAACAGATCCAGAAATTATACCTTATATGCGGTGTACCGCTAACCCCGGTGGTGTTGGAGCGCATTGGGTAAAGAAAAGATATATTGATCCATCACCACCCAATGAGTCTTTCAAAGGCTCAGACGGCCTAAGCCGTAAGTTTATTCCTGCTAGGTTAGATGATAATCCATACCTAGCAAACGATGGACGCTATGAACAGATGCTGAAGGCGTTGCCACCTACGCAACGGCGACAGCTACTAGAAGGTGATTGGGAGGTTGCAGAAGGTGCGGCCTTCACAGAGTTTGA